GCTTATGTCAAGGAACCGAAACCAGGACGCTATGATTGGGTTGTTAATTTTGACCTCAATAGCCTGTATCCTCATCTCATTATGCAATACAATATCTCCCCAGAAACCCTCTGGGAGACTAGACATTCCAGCGCGAGCGTTGAACGGCTTCTGAATCAGGATGTAGAGATCAATCCAGACTTCTCAACGTGTGCTAATGGTGCTCAGTATCGTAAGGACATCAGAGGATTCTTACCTGAGATCATGCAGAAGATATACGATGAACGTGTTCAGAGTAAGAAGCTTATGCTCATGGCAAAGCAGGAGTATGAGAAGACCCCAACGAAGGAACTAGAGAAGGCGATCAGTAAGTACAATAACATTCAGATGGCTCGTAAGATCCAACTGAACTCTGCTTATGGTGCTATTGGTAACCAGTACTTTAGGTACTACAACCTTGCTAATGCTGAAGCAATTACATTGTCAGGTCAGGTCTCTATCAGATGGATAGAGAACAAGATGAATGAGTATCTTAATAAATTATTGAAGACTGATGGAGAAGATTATGTCATCGCAAGTGATACCGATAGTATTTACTTGTGTCTCGATAGCCTGGTACGTACAGTATTTGGTGATAAAGAAGTATCTCAGGAAAAGATCGTATCCTTCCTTGATAAAGCATGTAAGGAAAAGATAGAACCATTTATTGATAGATCATACGAAGAGCTAGCAACCTATGTGAATGCTTATGATCAGAAGATGTTCATGAAGAGAGAGAACATTGCTGCTAGAGGTATCTGGACTGCTAAGAAAAGATATATCTTAAACGTATGGAACAGTGAGGGTGTACAGTATGCTAAACCTAAGTTAAAGATGATGGGTATAGAAGCAGTCAAGTCTTCTACACCAGCACCATGTCGTACTGCTATTAAGGATGCTCTTAACATTATGATGACTGGTGAAAATGACGAGTTGATATCCTTTATAGATAGATTTAAGGATGAATTCTATTCGTTACCGCCTGAAGATATAGCATTTCCGAGGTCGGTTAATGGAATCACAAAATATAAATCTAAGACAGACGTGTATTCAAAGGGATGCCCGTTACATGTTCGTGGAACTCTCCTTTATAATTTTTATGTCACTAAGCAACGACTCGAACACAAATATCCATTGGTTCAAGAAGGGGAGAAGATAAAGTATCTGTTCCTTAAACAGAAAGATAATAAAAATTATACAAGAGAGAATGTTATATCCTTTTTGAATACATTTCCTAGGGAACTAGGACTTGAGAACTGTATAGACCGTAAGGCACAGTTCCAGAAGTCTTTTCTTGACCCTTTACAAATTATCACGAACGTGATAGGATGGGAGACAGAGAAGATTGCTAACCTTGAATTTTTGTTCGCATGAGTTTTTTAAAAGATGTCGTTAAAGAAATTGGTAATGACTATGCGGGAATCCTGGCGGACGGATCCGTTGGTGACATCGGAGGATATGTTGACACTGGGTCGTATATCTTTAATGCCCTTGTCTCTGGTAGTATTACTGGTGGCATTCCGTCCAACAAAATTACCGCCATCGCTGGAGAATCTTCAACTGGAAAAACCTTCTTCTGTTTGGGAGTGGTTGGGTCCTTCCTCGCTAAGGATAAAGACGCAGGAGTAGTATACTTTGAGTCCGAGTCAGCCATCTCTAAAGGTATGATGGAAGAGCGAGGAGTTGATACTAATAGAATGATCCTAGTACCTGTTACTACAGTACAGGAGTTTAGGACACAGGCAATAAAAATATTAGACAAATATTTAGAACAACCTAAAGAGAAACGCAAACCCTTAATGTTTGTGTTAGATTCTTTGGGTATGCTATCCACCTCTAAGGAACTGGCAGACTCAGCAGAGGGTAAAGACACTAGAGATATGACTAGGGCACAAGTTGTTAAAGCAATCTTTAGAATCCTTACACTGAAGTTGGGTAAAGCAAACGTACCTATGTTGGTAACTAATCATACGTACGATGTAGTAGGTGCTTATGTTCCAACCAAAGAGATGGGTGGTGGTAGTGGTTTAAAATATGCTGCTTCAACTATCATCTATCTTTCTAAATCAAAAGAGAAAGATGGTAAGGAAGTTGTAGGTAATATTATTAAAGCTACTACAGCAAAGTCAAGACTATCAAAAGAAAATGCTAAAGTTGCTATCCGTTTATACTATGATAAGCGTGGACTCGATAGATACTATGGACTCCTGGAACTTGGTGAGAAGTACGGAGTATTCCTTCGTAAAGGTAACCGCATTCTTGTCCATGATCAGTCCGTTTATCCTTCTGCTATGCTTAAGGATCCCGAAAAATACTTCACGGAGGAAGTGATGGAAAAACTTGATTGGGCAGCAGGCCAGGAGTTTAAGTACGGTGAAGGTTGATCTATTTCCTACACAGATATACAGGTATCATATTGATGACCATCAACCTATCAAGGATAGGATTGATCAGCATTACAAGGAGTTTAGGGTAGGTAATGAACCACCTGACTCATGGAATTGTAAACTTTTCACAACATTTGGCACAAAACAATTTCCTATAGTAGAATGTATAGACGCATTCTCCTATGTCTTTGATCAGTTCCAGGATGAGGCCAGACTACCTGGTAATTTAATCCTTACTGATCTATGGTTGAACTGCTACGAGACTACCAACTGGCAGGATAAACATATCCATGCTCCAGGTCAGTGGTCTGGTATATATTATGGACATTTTGATCCTAATGAACACAGTGGTACGAAGTTCTATCACCCCAACGAGACCTTACTGGCTTGCCAAGGTGACGAACAGAATACTATAATACCATGGGTGAATGAAGGTGACGTTATCATCTTCCCCGCATGGTTGGAGCACTCTGCTCCTCTTAACAAGTCCTCAAAACTGAGGTCTACTATATCATTTAATTTTGTGATCTCAGATGAAGTCTATGAAGGTGGAGAGTTTGATCCTGAAAAACTTATTGTTGACGGAGGAGTATCCTAGAAGGGTACTTCCATTTGTCAAGCAAGAATATTTTCAGGACTACACAGACAAAGTAATCTTTGATCTAATTGATAAATACTTCGTAAAGTATTCTGCTGTTCCTACAGTTGAAGCTCTTACCATTGAAGTAGGGCAAATCTCTACACTTAATGATGAACAGTTCAAGCAGATTACGCAGACATTAAGTTCCTTTGATAAGGAAGAGACAGAACTTGACTGGCTCTTAGATACTACTGAGAAGTGGTGTAAAGAGCGTGCGATTTACCTAGCTCTGATGAAGAGTATAAAGATCGCAGACGGTTCTGATGATAAGAAGACTCCTGATGCTATCCCTAGCATCTTGTCGGATGCTCTTGGCGTGTCGTTTGATAACCATATAGGTCACGATTACATTGACGACTATGAAGAACGGTATGACAGTTATCACAGGGTCGAGTCGAAAGTCCCATTCGACATTGAATTTTTTAACAAAATTACCAAAGGTGGTTTACCTTCTAAGACTCTTAACATCGCGCTTGCTGGTACAGGTGTCGGGAAGTCTCTATTCATGTGCCACGTTGCTAGCTCCGTGCTGCTCCAAGGACGGAACGTTTTATATATTACAATGGAAATGGCAGAAGAGCGCATTGCTGAACGAGTTGACGCAAACCTCCTCAACGTCGATATCCAACAACTAGCACAGTTGCCTAAGATGATGTTCGAGAATAAGATCACGGACTTATCTAAGAAGACACAAGGAAAATTAATTGTAAAAGAATACCCGACTGCCTCTGCTCATGCGGGTCACTTTAGAGCACTCTTAAATGACTTAGCACTCAAGAAGAATTTCAGACCAGAGATTATATTCATAGACTATCTAAACATATGTACATCACAAAGATTCAGAGGAGCAAGTGTTAACTCTTACACCATGGTTAAAAGTATTGCAGAGGAACTTAGGGGACTTGCTGTGGAATTTAACGTACCGATTGTCAGTGCTACTCAAACTACTCGTTCTGGTTACGGTTCTAGCGACGTTGACCTTACTGACACGTCAGAGTCTTTCGGTCTCCCTGCTACTGCTGATCTTATGTTCGCTCTCATATCTACAGAGGAGTTGGAACAGCAAAATCAAATAATGGTCAAGCAGTTAAAGAATAGATACTATGACCCTACTCTTAATAAGAGATTTGTAATAGGAATTGACAGATCTAAGATGAGGCTGTATGATGTAGAGCAGAGTGCTCAGAATAATATTATGGATTCGGGGCAAGAGGTTCTCACAGAATCAAAACCTAAACATAAGTTTGGAGACTTTACATTTTAAATGAAAGATCAAGGAGCAATCCCTAAGGAAGGACAAGATGAGAGATGGAATCGTGCTCTCGATATATTCTCAGAGTCTGTCCAGAAACCTGACCACGAATTAAGAAGTTGTGCTCACAACCAGAAATGTTTTCATGAACTAATGTGGATCAGAGAAGAAATTGTTGAGCATCTCAAGACATTGAGAAGATAAATACTTCACTTCAAAAATATGGAGATGACCGAGGAAAAGAAATTAACATCAAAGCAACTGTTAGATGTTATGAAAGATACTAAACATGCTGAACGCCTTTTGGATACCATTCAGAAGGATAAAGAAGCACAAGGTATTGATCCTAAGAAGTGATTGACAAGTACACTTAATTGATGTATAATTTTTACATAGAATAGTAGATTATGACTATAGATTTTGACCGATACGAAAAGTTCGTCGATGCTGTCACATCCGATAGTTCTAAAGATTTTGTCAGTCTTGCTGACCGTCTGGTTGAGCTTGACAGAGAGGGTGCCAATATTGAACGTCTTACCACTGCTGGTGTTGGGCTTGCTGCTGAGTCTGGTGAGTTTCTTGAGATCGTTAAGAAGATGGTGTTTCAAGGTAAACCTTGGGACGACGCAAACCGAGAGCATCTTATTATTGAGTTGGGTGATATTATGTGGTATGTTGCACAAGCTACCCAGGCATTAGACATATCATTTGAAGAAGTCATCGAGGTTAACATTAAGAAACTGGAGAAGCGTTATCCAGGTGGACAATTTGATATCTATTACTCGGAGCATCGTCAACCTGATGACAAGTGATCTATACGATGACATGGCTAAACTCAATGCTCTATATGAGGAGTTGATGTGGCCACCAGAAGATGAGTTAGAATTTACAGCAGATTACAATAACGATAGGATCATAATCTATAACAGAACAAGATTAGGATCTAATCCTAGTGTGGTAATACATGATTAACATTTTTCCTACTTCCGTTTACAGGGAGCATCTACCTGAGTATGTCAAGTGGATTGCGAGAAGGTATGATCATCACAAATTTAATCAAGGACTAACTGGTGAGTTAGATGGTAAGGTGTTAGTACATCAAGACCCTCAACTTGCCAGTTTCTTTTGTGAGATCAGTGATCACATTCAACTGTATCTTGAACAGATGAATTGTGATTATGACATTCATTTTATGAAGACATGGTACTCTATTACTGATGAGGTTAATTCAGTACCAGATCATTGTCATGACCCTGCTCATATCTCATGGATATTTTATTTAAAGACAGGTGATCCTTTATGCTTTGCTGTTGAACCACCTAATGAATGGTTCCCTCAGGCATTTGCTCATGCTGAAAAGAATTTTAATAACACATCAGTATGGCAAGAGGATACTGTAGCAGGAGACTTGTTTATATTTCCTGGTAACTTACACCACCACACCTACAATACGATGGAACGTATGAGTCTTGCTGGTGATGTGTTACTTACCAATCCAGATCTAAATAGAGAGGGAGGTTTGACCCACCCGAAGTATTGGAAACAGTTTTAGATGTCAAAGGTTGATTGGAAAAAATTAGGAGAGTACGACAGCAAGGGTGACTCTTATCTTCTTGTGCTGTTAAATGCTATTGCCATGCGTGTGGAAGTTGAAGTGGATGGTAAAGGTAAGGGAATAATTAGAGCAGATGAGAAATTTTGTGAGGACATAGAGGCAGTTCTTAATGATGAGATGCTTCTTGATTGTCCTAAGGGTGATGATTGTTTTAGAAAAAGATATCAACATCCTGCTAAACCATTGAGATATTATCAGAATGGTAAGAAAGAGTCTGAAGATATAAATGTCACAGCACTGACTAAGACTACTATGTTTGGTAGTAACAAGGGTTCAGGTGCTGGTGCTAAAGAGACAGCATTATTTGAGAGTGCTACAGCATGGGCATTGGGATGGTGTAAAGTAAATAACTCTAAGATAAAAAAAGATTATACATTCCCACAGTGTGATGAGAAATCTACATGGGATCCTGTTAAACCTCATGTGGATACAACTGCTACATGCGAAGAGGTCATGACGTTCTTGGCAGGTGATAAGGTCTGGAGTACAGCTATTATCAATACAGCTAACCTGTTATATGGATCAAAGTATTGGAGTGACGACTATAATTTCTTTAGAGGTAAGGGTATAGTTGATGTAGTAGAGAATCATTTTAAGAAAGTTAATAAGGATTCAGATAAACCTTTCTCTAATGTTAACAAGTGGTCTCCTGCTGACATCTATTTGTGTGATTGTGACTTCGATACTAAGGAGATTACAAGACATACAAACTTCCAACAAATGAATGCTTGTATGTTGAAGTTGATAGAAGCTAAGAAACTTATGGGTGTATCACTTAAAAAGATTACTTCTTCTGGATCAATTAAAGAGATTAACTATGGCACATGGCAGAAAGTACAACAGACTTTTGCTGAGATAACATCTAACACACTCTTTGATTCAATGGATATCTATTTCCATATGGGTAGTGGTGCTAAGGTACAGTTCCGTTCTACTGATAAAGCAGGTAGTACATGGCAGGGAGAAGTATCAGGTGTCACTGCTAAACATGGTAAGATAGGTGGTGGTGTATTGGATAAGATACTGAAGGCTGTTAATGAGAAGTATGGTTTGTTTACTAATGCTAAGTACGCAGATACAAAAGCAATCTCTAAGGATAAAAAGAACTTGGGTCCTGAGATAGTTAGATTAGCTAAGGCAAACACATCAGCATATGGTACAGTAGGTGGTGCTGGTGAAATTAATCTAAAGAATGTTAATGACATGAGTGCTAAGTGGAAGTTCTCTAAGTTTATGTGTCTAGTCTTTGCTGATATTGTCAGACAGATGGATAAGGATGAGAGGGATGAGTTAGCCACTGCCATATATGCTTATGCCACATCAACATCTGATTTGTCTGGTCCATACATTAAGATATCCTGATGGCAAATATAACTCAACTAAAACACCTCGAACATATTGAGGATGAGATGCTTAACTACGGTGTACAGGGATGTATCGCTGCGGTTAGTGCTATGAGACAGATGACCAAGATGTTGGGTGAGAAGAAGTCTAGTTCTTCCCTTCAAACTAAATGGGATGGTGCCCCTGCTGTTGTATGTGGACCAGACCCTGCCAACGGAAGGTTCTTTGTTGGTACTAAGTCTGCTTTCAATAAGGATCCAAAGATATGTTATACAGTTGATGACGTTGAGATATATTATGGTGATGCTAGTCCTAATCTAAAGGATAAACTTAAACAATGTATAACATATTTTCCTGCTCTTAAAATAGATAGGGTAGTCCAGGGTGATCTGTTGTTTACTCCTGGTGATAAGAAGACAGAGACTATTGATGGGGAAACATTAATAACATTCAGACCTAATACTATTACCTATGGCATCCCTATAGATCATCCGATAGGACAGAAGGTAAACGCAGCAAAGATTGGAATAGTATTTCACACACAGTATAGTGGAAAGGATCCTGACCTATCAAAGATGACAGCATCTACTGGTGGTGGTAGCTATACTGAGATTGCTGATGTTGCTGTGATTAATAATGATACTCAACTGGCTGACATTGCTATAGATGAGGGTACCATGAAGAAGTTTAATAATAATGTCACTATCATTGATCAGATGTGTAAGAAGGCTGGTAAGTTTCTAGACACACTGGTAGATAACATGGGTACTACTGGTGATAAGAAGTATCATGTGGCATCATATCTCAAACAGTTCTTTAACAATGAGATCAAAGCAGCACGTAATATAAATGATCCTAAGATAGCTCTTAAAGGTCTTGGTGAGTTCTATCATCAGAAGATGCAGAAGGAAGTGGATAAGATGAAGAGTCCACCTAAGATAGCACAGAGAAGGAACCAGTTATTTGATGGTCTAAAATACCTAGAGGATAATGAGCAAGAGTTCCATGCTATGTTTGCTCTCTATAGAAAGATACAAGAGAACAAGACTATAGTTATTACTGCTCTTGATAAACTTGAAACCTTTAGGACATTTGCTATGACTGAAAAGGGTTATAAGGTGACGGGACCAGAGGGTTACGTACTACATCACGATGGGGACATGATTAAACTTGTAAATAGAATTGAGTTCTCATACATAAACTTCACGTTGGCAAAGCAATGGAGATAGTTGATTATAAATGCGTATACTTTACCTTCGGTAGGTTTCAACCACCCACTAAGGGACACGCGGAAAATTTTGAGGCTGTCAAAAAGAAGGCAGGTAAGTGTGACTGGTACATCTATCTGTCACAGACAGTAGACACTAAGGGATCTAATCCTCTGCCACCTAAAAGAAAAGAATACTGGGCTAAGAAGATGTTCCCACATCTTGCCAAGCAGATTCGCAGTGGTCCGAGAGATCCTACTGCTGTACTAAAGGATCTACAAACACAGGGTTATGATGATGTTGTCATGGTAGTTGGTAGTGACAGAGTGAATGCTATGCAATGGATCAAGAGATATAATGGTAAGGAGTTTACCTTTAGGAAGATGGATATAATATCCTCAGGTGAACGCGATGCTGATGGAGATACCTTTGCTATATCTGGTACAAAAATGAGAGCAGCGGCTGGTGCTGGTGACTTACAAGCATTCAGAGAAGGTATACCAAAGGCTTTGAATCACACTGACACTAAGAAGTTAATGGAGGAGTTAGCTGATCTTTTATAAATAAAACTGTACATAAAATTAGATTGATGAAGTCATTCAGCGACTTACGGAAAGTACAAGAGAAGGTCAAGCATCAAGAGGTGCGTGATCAGTATTACCGTGAAGAAATATACAAGCAAGGTGAGTGGGTTATCACTGAGAAGGATCAAGTAGGAAGGATCATTCGCAGAGGTCCCAATTATGTCATCTGTTTGACTGCTGAAGACACAAAGTTCCGTACGTGGGTTAAAGACATTAAAGAAGTCTTCGAGATTGGTACGGATGCTTACAGACAATACGTCATGTCCTTGACACCTGGCCAGAAGGTTCAGAAACCTGAGGGTACAGTAAAGGTCAAGCAAATTATTCCAACCGACCCCAAAAAAGATAAGATGGATCACCATGAAGAGAAGACTCTTGTTCAGTCTGCAGTAGAACAATTACACAAAGATCTCAGAAGAGAGTGGCGTTTCGATAAAGGAAATGAACCTCTTGGAAACAAAGATGTTAAAGGTAAAGGTGCTTCTGGAGTTGGAGGGGGCGATGCTCCTGGTATGAAGTTAGCAGAACCTAAGGGTACTAAGGGTGCTCCTAAGGTTAAGAAGCCTCAACATGCTTGTGCTACTAAGGTAGAACATGCTGAGTGGGGTGAAGGTAACTGTCTTAAAGGTGAACATACATTAACAGAGGACGGAAAGGTATCACATTATGATATAATGTTTGAGCATGGCATTGAAAAGAATGTACCTGTTCAGACCCTAAACATTATTGACGAAGCAATTCATGAACATGCTATTAACCATGACAAGAATGCTGAAGTCCTAGAGCATCATCAAAAGGATGCTGATGGTAAAGTCATTGAGCATGATGAGACTACACCTAGCTCAGTTGAAGAGGGGTTTAAGAATAGAGAGCAGGAGAAAGCTGCTTACGCTAACGGTTACAAGAAGAAGGTTAAGAAAGAATCCTTCGCATCTTGGAGAGCAATAGCTGAAAAAAAGTAGTAGGCCCAGTCGAGATCATGCCTGAGATCGACGATGCGGATGGAAGTCAACCGCATTTAAAGGGCGA